CATTGCAGAAGAACTTAGGGGACTTGCTGTAGAACATAATGTCCCCATCGTATCTGCTACACAAACTACTCGCACAGGTTATAGTTCTTCTGATGTTGATCTCACTGATACCAGTGAGTCCTTTGGTCTTCCTGCTACTGCTGACTTCATGTTTGCTCTCATCTCCACTGAGGAACTTGAAGAACTTAACCAAATCATGGTTAAACAACTCAAGAACCGATACAACGATCCGACCATGAACAAACGTTTTGTGATCGGTATTGACAGAGCTAAGATGAAGTTGTATAATCTAGAGGACAGTGCTCAGACGAACATTGTTGACTCTGGACGAGAAGAGGAAGAAGATTACGCTTCTGTCCTTGATAAAAAATTCCGAAATTTTGATGGTTTCAAAGTATGACGCAACAAATTGATCAACATAAATACATTGACTTTGTAAATAACGTTACTAGTATTTCTTCTAGTAATCCCGAAGCATTCATTGATCGGGTAAATGAACTTGAACGTAAGTTGCCTGAAGACAACATCAACGGGGTTGGTGTTGATTTAAACCGACTTCTGACTGCTGCAATTGGTATTTGTGCTGAAGGTGGTGAGTTTGCTGAGATCGTCAAGAAGATTTCTTTCCAAGGTAAACCTTACAATGAAGCAAATCGTGAACACATGATTGTTGAACTTGGAGATGTGATGTGGTATATCGCACAAGGTTGTATTGCACTTGGAGTTGACTTCAATGAGATTCTTGAAAGAAACGTTCAAAAACTTACATCAAGGTATCCAGAAGGTACATTTGATGTATACTACTCAGAGAATAGAAAAGAAGGAGATATCTGATAAAGGTATCCGAGAAGCAATGAGAGAGACTCTAATTGGATTCTCTCTCCACCCAAAAGTCTTTAAGAGAAATAAATAGAGGGGAATTAACCCCCTCTTTTTTAATGGCTAAACGCGGAACGAAGAAGTCAACTTCTGCACCAATGCTGTCTGGAGTTTTAAAAACAAAAGTTCTAGCAGTAATGAATTCTTTGGGTGGAGATAACTTTGCCTGTTACAATATTGATAAGGTGAATGTTGGCACAGATAGGGCAAAGATAAAATTTTACATGAAGGTATTGGTTAAAAAATCCAATCGTGATTTGGCAACTAATCAAGTTGCTGCCGAATTAGAAAAAAACAATATACCTTTCATACGAGATGATTATGTAATAGATGTCCCACTAAATCCATCTGATGCAGCTGCTGGCGATAAGATACGATTGGAAATTAAACCAACAGCTGGTGGATCTGGTGCTGGTGCAATTGAAACTGCAAAGAATGAATCTGCACAAGCTTTATTCTGTGCTTTGAGGTGGAGTAGAACTCAAGATCTTACCGCAAATAACTGGAGTTTTGATGATTTGCAAACAGTATATTCTGCAAACTGCGATTTAAATCCAACTTCATTGTGGTCAAATGATATTGAAGTTTTGTTGACTGTAAATCCAAAGTGGATTGAATCTCATATAAAAGGTGCAAATTTAATTTATAAAAAAATTAGAGAGATTAGTTCTTCTAAAACATATACTTTCCATAGAGGAAGTAATGTAGTAAAACAAATTGAAAATACCTTTAAGAGGTGTGATAAGATATATCCAGGTGGTAAAAATTTCTCAGATCTTAATAAGTGGAGTCCAGCAGATATTTACATTATTAGTAATGAGTTTATAACTTCAGGTCTTTCTCAACTAACAGCATCTCCTTCTCTGGAAGTTCTAAATCAAAAGATGCAAGAATATTTTGATTCTGGAGATTTAATTGGAATTTCTTTGAAAAAGATTGAAAGTGGAGATGGTCGTTGGTCTGTTAAGAATCACAAAAATATTCCCAAGGATGTTAGTCAGGTAAGTTTTAGAGGACTTGAGGGAACATTCAAATCAATTGACGTATATGTTAAGTGGGGTACAGCTAAAGAAGATAGAATTCAATTTAGAAATACTGGATCCGATCTTTCGTGGCAGGGAGAAATTAAAGGATTGTCTGCTGCTCAGGGAAAAATTGGTGGTGGTATTGTGGATGGGTATATTGAAAAACTTTTTCCAGGAAAAAGTCTTGGTGTAAAAAGTGGAAACGCATCAATTAAAACTAAGACGCATCCTACTAGAGCATCAGCTTCTAATCGTACAGAGGTTACTGATGATATATTCAACATCTGTAAAGAGTTAAAACCTAAGCATCCAAATTTTTTGAATGACTTTGTTGATGATCCTCAAACTAAAGTTAATATATCAAGAGGTGTTCCAGATCCAAATGATACCAAATCTGAGAAAGGACATTCATGGAGATATTCAAAATATATAAACATGAAACTTGCCAAAATTATAGACGGATTAACTCCAGCTCAGAGAGATCAGCTGGTGCGCTCTTGGTACTACTATGCCGCTTCGCAAAGTGACCTATCAGCCGTCTATGCCAAGGTAGAATGAGGTAGAATACAGTCATGGCAAAGAACACACACCTAGAGCACCTTGAAGACGATATCCTCAATCTCGGAAGCGAGGGGGGGAGATCTGCTATTGCTTTCTTAAAGTCACTGGGAGGAATGCTCTCTCAGGGAGACAAGAACAAATCTGTTAAAGTCACAACTAAGTGGGACGGTGCGCCTGCTATCATTTGTGGCATTGATCCAATTACCCAAGTATTTTTTGTTGGAAACAAATCTGTGTTTGCTAAAACACAACCTAAAGTTTGTGTCAGTGAATATGGTATTGATCAAATGTATCCAACCAGTGGACTTAATCATATTCTGAAAGAGTGTCTTAAATATCTTTCGCAACTTAACATCAAAGGAGTTATCCAAGGAGATCTTCTCTTCACGAAAGATACAAAGAAGGTAACTACTATTGGAGGCAAACGTTGCGTAACTTTTACACCAAACACTATTACCTATGCTATCCCTCTTGATACGGATTTGGGTCAACGTGTCAACAGTGCTAAGATTGGCATTGTTTTCCATACTTCTTATTCTGGTGCATCCTTGGCGGAAATGTCTGCTGGGTTTGGTGTGGATGTATCTCCATACCAAGGAAATAAAGATATTGCTGTTTTCTCTTCCGACTTCAGTGACGCAAGTGGTGTTGCAAACTTTACTCCTCAAGAACTAGTAAAGTTCAATGCAGCAGTGAATCGTGCAGATGGTTCTCTCAGACAAGCATCTAAGTTCCTTGATGTGATGAAAGGATCTGATCGTTATGCATTCAATGCAATCTTCAAACAGTTCTTCAATACATACATTCGTGGTGGGTCTGCAATTCCTCCTGTGAAGAAAGTTGTCACTGACTTTGCAAAGTATTACTCTGCATTGATTGACAAAGAGATCAATACTAAGAAGACTCCTGCTGCAAAATCCAAGTGGGAGAAAGTAAAACAGGATGGTATGAAGTTTATCTCTACCAATGAACGTTCTATCTACATGACTGTCGCTGCATACAAGAATCTCACAGAAGCAAAACTGATGGTGATTCGTCAACTAGAAAAGGTTAAGGACATCGGTACTTTCCTCAAAGACGGAAATGGATATCGTGTTACCGCACCAGAAGGATTCGTTGCAATTAAATCTGGTCGTGCAATGAAACTTGTTGACAGACTTGAGTTTTCTGTTGCGAATTTTACCGTAGATAAAGAGTGGGACAAATAAATAGAATATAGTCCTTACCTTATTTTAATGAAATCTTTTAACGACTTTTTGTGTGAAGCTAGAACTAAGGCAGGATTGGAAGCGGAAAAGAAAGGTTTAATTCATACGGGAAAAGGATACTACGCAGATGCTAAAGGTAACATTGTTGCCAAAGCAGAGGGTGGTGCCCGTCTAGTTCCTTTGACTCCAGAGGAAAAACAAAAGTTACAATCTGGATCACCCTTAACTACCCCTCCAATGCCTCAGGGACAGATGCCAGCAGGTGGTCAAACTCCTGGTCAACAGCAACAGGTACAACAAGAGCCACCTAAGGAAGAAAAACCAAAAGATCAAAAGAAAGATGGTGAAGAAGAACCAATGGTTCCTCGCAATGAGGGAGGTGGATCTGTAGTAATTACTTTCGGCAGATTCAATCCACCACATATCGGTCACTTAAAACTGATTGATAGAGTTGCGGATGAGGCATATAAGGATGGATCTGATTACATGATCTATCCAAGTCAGTCTCAAGATCCAAAGAAAAATCCTTTGGACTTCCAAACAAAGACTAATGTTATGCAAACGATGTTCCCGCACCATGCTGGAAATATCGTTAGTGATCCCTCTGGTGGTAGAAACATCTTTGATGTTCTGAAAGGACTTCATGCACAAGGTTATGATAATGTTAAGATTGTAGTTGGTGATGATCGTGTCAAAGAGTTTACCAATATCACTGGTAAATATAATGGCAAGACATATAACTTTGGTAAACTAGATGTAGTAAGTGCAGGTGAAAGAGATCCTGACTCGGAAGATGTAGAAGGTATGTCTGCATCTAAGATGAGAAAGGCAGCTCAAGATAATGATTATGATTCGTTTAAGAAGGGACTCCCCAAGGATGTTAAATCTGCAGATGCTAAATCCATCTACATGCAGGTTCGTCGTTCTATGAACCTTGAGGAAGATCTTTATCAGATTGCTCCAAAACTAGATCAACAATCTTTGAGGGAAGAGTATTTCCAAGAAAACATTTTTAATCTTGGAGATATTGTTGAGAGTTTGAGCACTGGTGTGGTTGGAAAAATTATTTTCCGTGGATCAAATTATGTAATTCTTGTGGATGAAGAGGGAAGAACATTTAGAACATGGTTAGATAACATAACCGAGAAAGTTATCTGGGAAATTGGAACTGATGTTTATCGTGCAGCAGTCCAAAAATTAACTCCTGGTCAACCAGTAGTTTCTTATGCACACAAAACTCCCTCAACACTAAATAGTAGTAAAAAGAAATCTAAGAATGGAACTATCTAAACTCGCAGCATATCTTCACGTTGATCCATCTAAATTGATGAAGGCACAAGGTCTTGTAGAAAAGGCACTTGTGATGTTTGACAACGATGAGGAACTAGTAGAAGCTCATCTTAAAGAACATCTTGCTGGTGATTCACTTGCATATGCAATGGATCTTATCAGTGAAGCTGCAATGTCCTACATGGGCACTAAAGTAGAGTTCAACGGAAAGACCTACAGTGCTCCAACACTTGCAATCTATAACGTTGCTTCAAAACCAGAACTCAAGGCAAAGATCAAAGAGAAAGTTTCTAAGAGAAACGAACAAGAAAAAGAAATGAGAAAAGAAGAAGTTGAACTTCTTCCAGAAGAGGATTATGATAGAATGAAGGATCGTCGCATGGAAAGAGGCGGCGTAGATGGTAACAATAGATATCCTTCAAAATCATCTGGTTCTACAAAACCACATGATCCTAAAAAAGCTGCTGAGACTAGACAGAAAGCTCTAGATATGGTTAGAGCATCTATTGAGAAGCAGTATGGTAAAGGTGCTTTGATGAAGTCAAAGAATGAAGCACTTGATCCAGTTGGTAAGGAAGATGCAGACGTAGATAACGACGGTAAGAAGAACGACAAGAACGATAAGTACATCAAGAATCGTCGTGCTGCAATTGCTAAGGCAATGTCAACCCGCAAGGAAGAAGTTGAACTAGACGAAGCAACTGCAATGGCAAAACGTGGTTATGATGAAACCAAACTACGTAAGCCTGCTGGTGGTGGTGAAGCAGCAGATAGAGCATCTGCACTTGAAAAGAAATCAACATATGGTGATAAGAACAAAGAAGCGCAAAGATCTAACTACGCTAGAAAGCAAAGAGGAGACTTCCGTAAGACTGCTTCTTCTTCACCAGGACTACATGGTTATGCACACAAGTCTAATGATCCTGCAGTAAAAGCAAAACAGGCTGCAAGAGGTGCTCAAAGAGCTGCTCTAACTCCTGCTGAGAAGAAACAGTACAACAGGGAAGAGTTTGAGATTGATATGGAGATGCTAGAACAGTTCCATATTCTCAAGGACTATTTCATTGAGAATGAAATTGCATTTAATGAGGATGAAGTTCTAGAGATCTTTGAGAATATCTCGGATGAGGATTTTGATTATTTCATGAACGAGGCAGAAAATCAAATTAAACTCGTTGGGAAAAAGAAGGATGGTGTTGTAATCAACCCAAAGGTCAAGGGTGTTGGTAGTATGAATGAACAGGCTCCAATGCAACCACAAATGGTTGCTAAGAAGAAGCCAATGCCACAACAACCAACCACCCAAACTGCACAACCACAATCCGCTCAAACTGCACAACAATCTCAACAGGGTCAACAGATTCAGAGAAGACAACTTGCTCTGAACAAACAGAAGGTTGCACTTCAACAGAAGGCAACCACTCAGAAGAAACCTGCTGATATGCATGTTGAAGAGAACCTTCATGAAGTTGATCTTTCAACTCAAGGTCCAGACTTCAGCAATCAGATTGTAAACGCTCAACCAAAACCAACGAAGAAAGGAAAGAGTCTTTCCGACTTCAAGATGATTGCAAAAAACAAAAAGCAAGCAGAAGAGGTTGAGTATGTTGAAGAGAAGGATGATCCATGCTGGAAGGGTTATACTCAAGTTGGTATGAAGAAGAAAGGTGGTCGTGAAGTTCCTAACTGTGTTCCTTCAAAGGGAGTTCCTAAAGCAAAGGGATACAAGGAAGAAGTTGAACTAGATGAGGCAAAACAATCTTTCCCCATGGACAGAGTTAAAAAGCAAATGGAAAAGGCAAGAAAGGGTTCTGTCTATGGTAGACCCCCAAGCAAAGATGCTGTTCCAAATGTAAGTGACTCCGAGAAGAAAGAAACTTCTCGCTATAGTAAGATGTTCCATGCATCTGAAAAGGCAAAGAGAGAGAAGCAGAATGCTGATAAGGCAAGACGTTCACCAACTTTCTATAAGGACACCCACCCAGCAAGTGCTCCTAAGATGAAGAAAGCAAATGAAGAAGTTGAGAACATTGAAGAGAAGTCACCTCCTGGTGATAAGTATGAGAGAATGGTCAAGCACATCAAGAAGGGTTATTCCAAAGATGGTTTGACTAAGAATGAAAAGGGAATTGCATACGCAACCGCGTGGAAAGCCTATAAAAATAAATAGATGAGGGACTCTCCCAAAATCTAAAAACGGAGGATTATCATGGGCGCAATCGTAGAACTCGTAAGACCAGTAATTATGGCAGCTCTCAACAGCTGCCATACTAAGAAACTAGTATGTGATCTACTTGACAAGTATGTAGAAACTACTGATAATGATGTTGACAATCTAATTGCAACAACAGTTAGAACTGCATTGATGAAGAACTGCAAGTGATTGAGTGCTTGTTAGTTAACTGGGGAGCTACTGTCGTATTGGCAGTTCTCCTCAGTTTTTCTGAATACTTAGGTAAGACTAAACGGTTCAAAGAGAATTCAGTTATAGATTTTACTATAGATACACTTAAGAAAATTTTGGGGAGGTGACTCCCCATTTTTTATAAATATTACTAGAATATAATTCTTTTATAGGGAGAAAACACATGCCTCTTTGGGGAAAAACTGACGCTAATGCGGACAAACCATTAAACTGGGTTGCGTCCATGACCGGCGGACAACTCATCTATGTTGATGAAACTGAAGCATCTTTGGAAGTAAACAAAGAGCGTGGTCTTAACGCTCCTGGTTGGTGGGAATATAAGTCATATACAGATACCTCTGGTAAAACCAGACATAAAGCAATTCATCTAATTGCTCTAGTTGATACAACTACAACCGAGACTCAGACTGATGATGCAATTGCAGCTGATGCAGCATCAACAATCACTATCTCTTCACAACCTTCTAATCAGTCAACGTTCACTCCTGCTGGTGGAATTCTAACTGTTGACACCATTGGTGCTGCTGATGCATTAAGAACTGCTGGTACATATACAATCACTGCTTCTGATTACATCACAGACGCTGCTGGAACTGGTGCTACATTCAGTGTAGTTGTTAATGGTTCTGGTGCTGCTACCGTAACGGTAACTGGTGCTGGTTCTGGTTTCGTTGTTGACGAAACAATCACTATTGATGATGCTGATCTAGGTGGCGGTGGTGCTGCAGATCTTACCTTTGATGTTGCAACCGTTGCAACTGCTGCTGCAACCTTCTCGGTCACCGCTTCTGCTTCTGCAGGATCTCTTGTATATCAGTGGCAAGTACAGGGTGCAACTGCAACCAGATGGACAAACGTAACTGGTGCAACCAGTGCTTCACTCGCACTCACTGGACTTACTACTGCAGACACTGGCAAGAAGTATCGTGTTAAGGTTACTTCTAGTGCCGGTGCAGCAGAAGTTACCTCTAACACTGCAACACTAACCGTAACTGCTGCATGATTTGATACATGAAATTTAATGAGTTGAATGAAGATAATTTTTTATTATTTGCTATAAAAAATTATGAGAACCCCCACTGTTCTACTAAGGATGAGTTCTTTGAAGATTTGAAGAGATTCAAATATATTAAAAGACTTTTCAAAAAGTATTGTACAACAGGGGTTCTCAAAACACATCTTTTATTGAACCACATCATTATCATATTCAACTTGTTTGATGATGCTGGAACTCCTCTCCTGTTTTATAAATTGGAACCAGAGTTCTGGTCAGCACTTAAATCATTTCTAATCTATTTGAACAGGATTGATCCAGAAATATTTTTACCTCAAATAGAAATAGACGAATACTGTTTGGAAGAATTAAACAAAATCTAATGGATAAGAAAGAACTATACGCAATGTGGGAAATGTCAGTCGGGGGAGTTGGTGGAGTCTCTCCGACGAATAGTGTTGCAGGCAATGTAATTGCTGGACTACCCCCAGATCAACCAATCGTCAGGAAAAAACTTGACGGTAGGAAGAAAGATGTTAGATCTTTCGTGAAAAAACTACTTACAAACAGAGAAAAAAGAGAAGAAAGAAGACTTAGAAAAACTGCAATCCAGGAACAAGATCTCCAGGAGAGCGGTGGCAAAGTAATTGATCAATTGAAAAAAATTGCTAACTCTGGTGCCACTTCCAACGTAGTTTTTGATAATGGTGGAAAGACCCAGGTTAGTCCACAGGAGGCCGCAAAGATTGTTTCTCTGTACAGAGAACTGAATGCAAGTAATAGAGTTAAGATGATTCGTAATATCAATGACTCTTCATCAAACTATGAAAAAATAAAAGCATTCGCACAATCAAGGGCCCAGTAAAATGTTCCAAGAATCTAAGTTAGCTGTTCTTGAATCTAAACTTAGCATGTATGAAGAACTCTCTAAGGAGATGTTATCAAAGTTAGAAAATGCTGTTGATAAAATTTCAGAAGGCAATAGTAGAATTGCAACAATACTCACTAAACACGATGAACGTATTGAACAAGCAATCAAGACAGACGATTTAATCCTCAAGATGATTGAGGAAGTAAAGACAGAAAATAAATCAGATCATAAATCTGTACTAGAAAAGATAAGAATTTTAGAAACTAAAGTAGAAGAAGTTGTAAGATTCAGATGGTTGCTCGTAGGAGGAGCCATACTTATTACATTCATTTTCTCTCAAGCGCCAGTGGTCGTGGACATCTTGACACCAGACCAGTCCTCTGGTAGACTGGAGAGATCCCAGTGATCTCTTTGTAATGTCTTACGTTGATCTGAAGTACATCAATATTATTTCACCAAGACTTCAAAAATTTTCAAAGAAGAAAGACTACCTCTATAACTTCCGTTGTCCCTATTGTGGCGATTCTGTAAAGAACAAGAATCGCGCAAGAGGGTTTTTCTTTCTGAAGAAATCCAATATGGTATACAAATGCCATAACTGTGGAGTTGGTAGGAGTCTCGCAAACTTCCTGAAAGATATTGATGTGAACGTCCATGATCAGTATGTCATGGAGAGATTCAAGAGTGGAACAACTGGTAAAGGTTCTAATGTTAAAGAACCAGAATTCAATTTTGAGAAACCAGTATTTCAGAAAAGTGATGTAGATCTAGAAAGTATCGCTGACCTAAATATTACACACCCGGCCAGGACTTATCTTCAATCACGGCAAATTCCAGAGAAATATTTCTCACAAATATACTACGCTGAAGATTTTGCATCCTGGGCCAAAGTAGAATCTAAAGTCAAGGAACCTAGAATTGTATTACCACTCAAAACATTAGATGGAAAACTTTTCGGATATCAAGGTAGGTCTCTTGACAAAAATACAAAGCTTAGGTATATCACAGTACTCCTGGATGATGACCATCCTAAATTATTTGGACTTGATCGTATAAACACAAAAGATACTATTTACGTTACAGAGGGTCCATTTGACTCTCTTTTTCTGTCTAATAGTATGGCGATGTGTGGTGCGGATGTAACTCTTGATACAGAAGTTTATCCAGACCGAGTATTTGTTTTTGATAACGAACCTAGGAACAAACAAATTGTAAGTAGATATGAGAAAGTTATTTCATCTGGAGAAAAGGTTGTTATCTGGCCAAAGGAGGTGAAAGAAAAAGATATAAATGATATGGTACTTGCTGGACTGAATGTTCAGAATGTGGTACAATCCAATGTCTATTCTGGTTTAGAAGCAAAAGTTAAATTAATTGATTGGAAAAAGGTATGAGCAACGGAACAAAAGTTAGAAAGCGCAATGGATCTTTTGAACCCCTGAATCTTGATAAGATTCATTCAATGGTAGAATGTGCATGTGGTGGTCTAAGTGGAGTCTCACCATCCCAAGTAGAAATTCAATCGGGTCTACAATTCTATGACGGTATTACAACAGATGAAATTCAAGAAATCTTGGTACGATCAGCTAGTGATCTCATTTCTCTTGATAACCCAAACTATCAGTTTGTTGCTGCTCGTCTGCTTCTTTTCGGTCTATATAAACATGTCTTTGGGCCTGAATGGAAAGTAGAATTTCCTGCAGTAAAAGATCACCTTGTTCATGGTGCATGTAGTGGGATCTATGATCAACATCTATACAGTAAGTACACTGATGATGAATGGGAAAAGATTAATTCTTATGTAGATCATCATCGTGATTATCTGTTTACCTATGCAGGTCTTCGTCAAGTTGTGGACAAGTATCTTGTGCAGGATCGTAGTAGTAATAAAAAGTACGAGACTCCACAGTTCATGTACATTCTGATTGCTGCAACTCTGTTTCAAAATTATCCAAAAGAAACAAGACTCTCTTATGTAAGGAGATACTACGATGCGATCTCAAAACACAAAATCAACATTCCTACACCAATCATGGCTGGTGTTAGAACCCCACTTCGCCAATTTGCAAGTTGTGTTCTTGTTGATGTTGATGACACCCTTGACAGTATCTTCACTTCTGACATGGCAATTGGTCGGTATGTTGCTCAAAGAGCAGGAATTGGTATCAACGCAGGCAGAATCAGGGGTATCAATAGTAAGATCCGAGGCGGAGAAGTTGCTCATACGGGTGTTATCCCATTCCTCAAAAAGTTTGAGTCAACTGTCAGATGCTGTACACAAAACGGGATTCGCGGTGGAAGTGCTACTGTCCACTTTCCAATCTGGCACCAAGAAATAGAAGATATTCTAGTATTAAAAAATAACAAAGGAACCGAAGATAACCGAGTTCGTAAGTTAGACTACAGTATCCAAATCTCAAAACTGTTCTATGAACGATTCATCCGCAACGCAGAGATCTCACTCTTCTCTCCACATGACGTTCCTGGTCTGTATGATGCTTTTGGCACTGATAGATTTGACAGTCTATATGAGTCTTATGAACGAGATCAATCTCTTCCAAGAAAGACTGTCGGAGCTCAAGAACTCATTCTGGATCTTCTAAAGGAACGTGCAGAAACTGGTCGTATTTACATCATGAATATTGACCACTGTAATTCACATAGTTCCTTCCTTGATAAAGTGAACATGAGTAATCTCTGTCAGGAGATCACACTTCCTACAGATCCACTAGAACATATTGATGGTGATGGTGAGATTGCACTTTGTATTCTTTCTGCAATCAACGTTGGAAAACTAAAAGAACTTGATGATCTAGAAGAACTCTGTGATCTATCTGTTCGTGGACTTGAAGAACTGATTGACTATCAAGGTTATCCTGTAGTTGCTGCAGAACGCTCCACAAAGGCACGTAGATCTCTCGGTGTTGGTTACATTGGTCTTGCACATTATCTTGCTCGTAATGGAGTCAAGTATGAAGATTCTGCATCATGGAAACTGGTTCATGATCTAACTGAAGCATTCCAGTATTATCTACTGAAAGCATCAAACAATATTGCTAAAGAGAAAGGTGCATGTGATTATTTTAATCGCACTAAGTATTCGCAGGGTATTCTTCCAATTGATACCTATAAGAAAGATGTAGACGAAATCGTACCTAATAACCTCAACTATGATTGGGAAACTCTTAGAACATCCATCCTTACTCACGGTCTCAGGCACTCAACACTGTCCGCACAGATGCCATCGGAAAGCAGTTCCGTTGTGTCAAATGAAACAAACGGAATTGAACCACCTAGAGATTACTTGTCCGTTAAGAAATCAAAGAAAGGGCCTCTTAAACAGATTGTCCCCCAGTATCAAACTCTTAAGAATAACTATACGCTTCTTTGGGATATGTCTGGGAATACTGGTTATATCAACATTGTTGCTGTTATGCAAAAGTTCTTTGATCAGGCAATCTCGGGTAACTGGTCGTATAATCCAGAAAATTATCCCGATAATGAAGTTCCTGTTAGCGTGATGGCAAATGACTTCCTTACAACGTATAAGTATGGATGGAAGACATCGTATTATCAGAACACCTATGATGCTAAGAAGGATGGAGATGATCTAGAAGAACAAAAATCAAAACTAGAAAGTTTGATTGCTGATCTAGAGACAGCAGATGATGATTGTGAAAGTTGCAAAATCTAAGGAGAAACAAATGGAGTTCGTTCAGTCTACAAAAACCCCCATTAAAGGAATGACAGTTTTCAATTCAAACAAAACAGAGTTGAAGAAACAACCAATGTTCTTTGGCGCCCCGCTGGGCGTCCAGAGATATGATTCCTATAAGTATCCTATCTTTGAGAAACTAACTCAACAACAACTCGGATACTTCTGGAGACCCGAGGAGGTCTCTCTCCAAAAAGATCGTGCAGACTATCAACAACTTCGTCCAGAACAAAAGCATATCTTTACTTCTAACTTGAAGTATCAGATCATGCTTGATTCTGTTCAGGGTCGTGGTCCTGGTATGGCATTCCTCCCATACTGTTCTCTACCAGAACTAGAGGGTGCTATGACTATCTGGGAAACGATGGAGATGATTCACTCACGTTCCTACACATACATCATCAAGAATGTGTATGCAGATCCTACTGAAGTATTTGATACGATTCTAGATGATCACAACATTCTCCAACGTGCAACTACAGTTACTGCTGCATATGATGAACTAATTGAATCAGCCCAACAGTGGGCTGGTGGAAATTTATGGGAACTTGGTGATCACAATACTGCAAATGTAGAACTTAAAGAACTTAAGCGTAAACTCTACCGTGCAATTGTAAACGTGAATATCCTTGAAGGTATTCGTTTCTATGTTTCTTTCGCTTGCACATTCGCATTTGGTGAACTGAAACTCATGGAAGGATCTTCAAAGATCATTTCCTTGATTGCTCGCGATGAATCTCAACACTTAGTTCTCACTCAGAATATTCTGAAGAACTGGGCAAATGGTGATGACCCAACCATCCTTGAGATCATGAAGGAAGAAGAAGAGAATGTATATGCAATGTATCGTATTGCAGTAGAGGAAGAGAAAGCATGGGCAGAGTATCTGTTCAAAGATGGTTCTATGATCGGACTGAATGCAAAACTCCTAAGTAACTATGTTGAATATATTGCTAATCGTAGGATGAAGGCAATTGGTCTCAAACCAATCTTTGATACACCTATGTCTAATAATCCTCTCCCTTGGACTGAACATTGGCTCAACTCCAAGATGATGCAGAACGCCCCACAAGAAACGGAGATTGAGAGTTATGTTATCGGTGGTATTAAACAGGATCTTAAAAAAGATTCATTCGCAGGATTCCAACTATGAGGAAGAGAGAACTGGTAAAACTCACAAAACTTCAAGAACAAATAATGAAGGAAGGGCCAACCAGTCTCTCCCAAGCCTGGGTTCTACAGGCACTAAAACGGAGATTCCAGACCCCTGGTTCTCCTGACTCTGAGGGCTAAGGCCCTCTTTTTTTATGGGTATGTGGTGCGGGATGGTCCTTCCCCTGCTTCTGGACGATCCTAGAGGGGGCTGAGAGCGTCCCTGAATCTGGTTTCCATCCCTGGTTTCTGGTGGGTGGCTTGACTTGGGCTCTAAATCTCTGTATAATAACTCTGCCAGGGTTCAGAGGAAATATAGAGCTATCTAAATAACTTTGAGTATTATTAAAGTCTTTATATAATGAAAACTCAGAGTGCAAAGGCGAAAGGTAGGAACCTACAGAAATGGGTTAGAGATCAACTCATAGAACAACTAGAGATACATCCTGAAGATATTGAATCTAGATCTATGGGTGCTGGAGGTGAAGATTTAATTATGGCCAGAGCTGCAAGAAGTAAGTTTCCTTTTTCGGTAGAGTGTAAGAATGTAGAGAAGTTGAATGTTTGGGAAGCATATGAACAAGCAAAGGCTAATTGCGGTGAGTATGAACCTATTGTTGTTATGAAAAAAAATTTTAAAAAACCACTAGTAGTAATAGACGCAGAGTACTTTATTAAACTATTCGGAGAGAATCATGCAAATTGATCTACACAACTTTTTTAAATACTACGACGAGAAGAATCCAAAGCACGTTGCTGCAGTTGATCAGCTAGAAAAGGATCTTCTCAACTCAGTTAGTAGTCTCATGCAAGATGATGCTAACTGGGTAAGAATTTTTAGAACAAGACTAGAACAACCAAAGTCAAATATTCTTCAAGTTCCTTTCTTCCCACAGACTGATAACTACAGGGATGCAAATAGAACTTGTAATTCATCAGCTTGTGCAATGTGCCTTGAGTATTTTAAACCTGGAACACTCAAAGGCTCTAAAGGTGATGATGCATATGTGCAGAAAGTCTTTGCAATTGGTGACACCACAGATCATCTAGTACAAACCAAAGTCTTAGCATCGTATGGCATTAAATCCAGTTTTTCCTATACTCTTTCTTTTGCTGATCTTGATAGAGAGCTTGCCGCTGGTAGACCTGTTGTTATTGGCATTCTTCATCGCGGCCCTTTATCTAATCCAACCGGCGGACACATGGTAGTTGTGATTGGTAAAACACCAGCTGGTGATTATGTTGTGAATGATCCCTATGGTTCACTCAACGATGGTTATACTGGTGCAGTATCCAACGGTAAAGGTGCCGTCTACAAGAGATCTGAACTCTCACGTAGATGGGTTCCTGGTGGTAAAGATGGCTGGGGAAGAATCTTTGACGTAAAAAAGTAGAATCAACATCACAATCAAAAATCCCTCACTGCGGTGTTGATTTAATTAAAGAATTTGAGGGATGTCATTTACATGCTTATCCCGATCCATTAACTGGTAGACTGCCAATCACTATTGGTTGGGGATCTACTAAAGACTTTAATGGTCAACTATTTAAGATGGGAAGAACTATTACACAAGAGTATGCTGATAAGTTACTTCTGTTTGATCTTGAACAAAGATTTCTTCCATCCCTACAAAAGATTCCTTATTGGAGTGAGATGAATGACAATCAACGTGGATCTCTTATCTCTTTTGCTTATAATCTCGGTGCTGGCTTCTACGGTAGTAATAACTTCAATACTATTACGCGCCATCTTAGAGACAAAAACTGGGGATTAATTCCTATCACTCTAGAGATGTATCGTAATCCTGGTACTAAAGTTGAAGCCGGATTGTTGAGAAGACGTAAAGCAGAAGGTAAACTATGGATCAGTTGAATCTTTATCTTCTGGTTTCTTTCTAAGATCTGCTTTGAGTGCGATGATGGTTGCAAGAAGAGACATCAAAGTTTGAATTGACTCTGAAGTATTATCATCGCACTTACTGGGTGGTTTTGCACCACTTTGATTAAAAGCTTTTACAAGATATAAGTAATGCAAACTAGTCATTACTTTAAAGTTGCATATCACATAGTTTGTAAATGTCATACCAACGATAGATGCTGCTACAAATGCAACTAATGCAGGTACGATATTATCAAGTGTTGGGTATTTTAATTTCATCTTCCTTCTTGTCTATGAATCCAAGTTTTCAGTTCGTCTAAATATCTCCTGAGTTGGTCAGCCTTTTCTAGGTGCCACTTATCGCCACTCTTGAAATACTCATGAGTGTGATTGTCTATTGCCTTTAATGTGTTGTGAATAGGAGCATTCCACGGCTCTCTAACTGGAGTGTTCCACTCTCTAGGCATACATTTTGCGCCCCGCCACCATCAATATTTATGGAGGGGTTGACAAATTTTGAGGCGTGTAGTAAAGTTACTAAATAAATCAAATTGGAAGCGTGGCCGAGTGGTTTAAGGCAGTTGTCTTGAAAACAACCAACGTTAATAGCGTTCGTGGGTTCAAATCCTACCGCTTCCGTTTAGAGTTCATTTCTATTCTTTTATGAAAATCAATCTCTGGTATTGTGAAGACATGAAACAATGGAGATGGACTCTCACCGATGATCATCGGCCTGTTGTAAGACAGGAATCTGGACAACGCCCAGATCTTCGTGATGCAATGAATGATGTTGCAACCACAGTAGAATACCTCTTGGGGAATTAGCTCAGTTGGTAGAGCGCCTGCTTTGCAAGCAGGATGTCAGCGGTTCAAGTCCGCTATTCTCCATTCCCTCCAGAAATGGGGGGATTTTTGTAATTAGAGTTTGAGACCAAATTTAGAGCCTAGGAGATTCCCCTCTGAGAGGAGGGAAGTGCGGTTTCTCTATTAGGATGTAGAGTTCTATTAAAATTAATGCTACTTAAAACACTTTCAATTCTCGCCGTTGCAACTGTAGGACTGGCACCCCTCCAAGCAAAGGCAGCGAGTGGTTGTACCCTCGCTTCACATTATGGAGTTGGTGATGGTTATCATGGACAAACCACCGCCAATGGTGAACGGTATAACGCATATGGTAAATCGGTAGCACATAAATGGCTGCCATTCGGTACAAGACTTAGAGTGACTAATCAACGAAATGGCAAGTCTGTAGTTGTGCGTGTGAATGATCGGGGCCCTTATGTTGGTGGCCGAGATCTTGATCTGTCTTATGGTGCGTTCTCCACTATTGCACACCCAGGTCAAGGCGTCGCCAACGTCTGTTATTCAAGGGTATAATTACACTATAAATAATGGGGAGAGCTGCAGATCTCCCCTATGTCAATAGATAATTTACCTGATGATGAAAAAGACATAGTTGATGTCATTGCAAAAGCAGGATATCTTAAAGCATCTAATGACAAATTAGAAGTATCTTTAGAATCTTACAATACTTTAAACATTCAACCAAAGAAAACTATTTTTGGTGCAAAAATTAAAGTTGAAGATAACGGATCTATTACTCCAACTTTAACCTTTGATACAAAAAAACTTAGAGATTCTTCAGACAAGACTAGTCCTAAAGATGCTATAGACAATGCTCTAGATCAATTTTGGGATCAGACTGATGTTTAAATTATTTGAAGTTAAAGAAGGTAAGTTCAAAGTATTACCAACGTTAAATCCAAAGTATGTAAAAGGATTTATTATTTCCTCAATTGTTTTACTATTGGTGTCTGGATTATCTGGATGGTTACAAATAGATCAGAAACAACTTTGGAAACTATATAATGCTATTATACAACATTTTGGGTTAACGCAGGAAATACCAATACCCAAAGATGTAGAAAAGGAAATTGAGTCAAGGATTGAATTAGAAGTTGATAGAGCAATCAGAGAATATCAACGCTTGACAGGAGACGACGGAACTGTTAGACTTCCTCCTCCAAGGTACTCAGAAAAACCAGTTGACACTAATGTGTGTTATACTGATGAGTGCAGGTCTCTCGGTGGAGAGATGAGAATTTGTTCCCCTTGGGCCCTTGACTGCCCGCCAGGGGATGTGGTAAAATGAATGGGTAGGTTTCCGAGTGGTTAAAGGAATCTGACTGTAAATCAGACGGCTCTGCCTTCACTGGTTCAAATCCAGTCCTGCCCACTTGACAATCAGATCCTTGACTGGTATGATTGTTTCATGTTTCAGTAGCTCAGTTGGATAGAGCATCTGCCTTCTAAGCAGTTGGTCGGGGGTTCAAGTCCCTCCTGAAACGCTTGACAATTTAAAGTTTTTACTTTATAATTGTCTTCTGTTTATCCATTTTGTAGTGGGTTTTATAGGATAAACAACAGTAAACCTACTTGAAAAAGAGAGAGTGAAAAACCCCAGCTGCAAGTCGGTGAGAAACAGACCTATGACTTGTATTGCGACTCTGTTTCATTGTATGGATCTCTCTCAATTGCGGTTGTAGTTCAGTGGTAGAACGCCATCCTTCCAAGTTGGATGTCGCCCGTTCAAATCGGGTCAGCCGCTCTTGGTAGTCCTTAGCGATTAACTAAGTAGACGCCAAATGTAGGAACCAAAACCTCTCCTTGGTCTTAGTATTCTGTGTCCAAGTGAAGTAAAGAGGGAGGCTTAAGGTGATGCTCTCCCCTCCTACCATTAATCCAGAGTAGCTCAGTGGCAGAGCGGGGAGCTGTTAACTCCTTGGTCGCAGGTTCAAATCCTGCCTCTGGAGTTGGAAGTGATCCTGCGGGTTCGCCCAAGAGCTCTCCTTCCATACAAATAGGATAAAGGTCCAAACTTTATTCTTATAGTGGGGTTCGGCTCAACCTCCTCCAAACAAAAGGGCCGCCAGGGCGATTAACTCAGTGGTAGAGTGGCCTCCTTACAAGTGGTAAGTCACTGGTTCAAATCCAGTATCGCCCATTCAGTCTCTTTATTTTATGAAAAAGAAAAAATTCAATGAACTGATTCAGAAACCTCTGCGGTTTCATCATCAAGATATTCACGAAGAACTTGAAGAATTAAAAGGAATGATTAGAGATGTTAGTTATCAGATGCAGGAATTGCGGGAAGCAATTAGAGGAGCACCCATCCCAACTCAGGTGTTGCCAGTGCAGCAACCTTACGTCCATCCGTGGTGGGAATATCAGCGGACTGGATCTATCCCTAGTAGAAATTATCAGTGGGGCACGGTCACAGCGTCGGGATCAAGTTCTGACGAAACAGGATCTTCAGTTTCAGGAACAACGCAAGCAGCGTAAAGTTAAGAGACTGGATTTTGAGATCAGATGAGGGGTTGACAAACCCAGACCCCTCATATATACTATACAAGTTAACGGAACGTAGCTCAGTTTGGTAGAGCGCCTGCTTTGGGAGCTGGAAGTCGTAGGTTCAAGTCCTATCGTTCCGACTTATAAACATTGCAATCATGGAAAAATTTACTGTAGAAGAATTTCAATCTGATTTTGATAATCTCATGGAAAGAGTAGAGAATGGTGAATCGTTTACTATCACCAGTGAATATGGAGATGCAGTGATTGTTCCATATACAGAAGAAGTTAAGGATCTCATACGAATACATACCGAACTCAATAATGACGCTCCTTGATTTCTTGGGGGTATAGCTTAATGGTTAGAGCGGGCTCCTTATAAGGGCTTAGTCTGGGTTCAATCCCCAGTATCCCCATTGGTTAGTTCACATGTATAAATAACCATAGAACTAACTACTATTATGATTGGTACTTGTATTTTTTGTTCAAACCAATTTAAATATTCACCGTCTCAAAAATCTGGAAAATATTGTTCCACCAAATGTCAAAGAAATGAAGATCAACGAGTTTACATTAATGAATGGCTTAATGGAAATATTGAAGGAAGAATTAGAGGAAATTATGTTTCTGGATATATTAGACGATACTTATTAAATGAATCAAACTATAAGTGCAGTCAATGTGGGTGGTCTAAAATTAATCCACATACAGGAAATGTTCCTCTAGAAATAGATCACATAGATGGAGACCGAACAAATTCAAAGAGGGAAAATCTTAGAGTATTATGTCCAAATTGTCATTCTTTAACTTCAACATACAGAGCTCTTAATATAAAATAGTTTTGTTTGTTGCTGGTTTAGCAATCTGGTGAATGCACCGAACTCATAATTCGGCTAAGGTGGGTTCAATCCCCTCAACCAGCATACTATAATTATTTTTTATGACTTCACTTCAAGATAAAGATATTGTTTTTTGTTTACCTGGAAGATATTACTCTGGGGATTTTCTAGTTAGTTTTCTTGAACTACTATCATACGTTTCATCTAAAGGTGGTAGATTCAAAGTATCTCAACAGTATTCAAGTATGGTAAACTATGCACGTTGTAAATGTGCAGGTGCTGATGTATCCAGAGGTAAGAATCAAACTCCCTTCAATGGACTAAAGTATGATTATATGATGTGGATTGATTCTGACATTGCATTTAATAATGAAATGTTTCAGAAACTAGTTGATATGGATACAGATATTGCTTCTGGTTGGTATTCACAACCTGGAGGTGCTGCTTCTGGTGGTTTCTATACTCCAGTAGTAGAAACAATGGATGATGAGTTTTTCAAACAACATGGTTCATATCAATTTCTGACAACAGAAGATATGTCCACTAAGAAAGAACCAATCAAAGTTGACTACATTGGTTTTGGTTGGGTACTAATTAAACAAGGTGTTTTTGAAAAAATGCAGTATCCTTGGTTTGCTCCAAAGTTACTAAATATTGGAGAAGACATTCAAGATGTTTGTTCTGAAGATGTTGCATTCTGTCATGATGCAAAAGATGTTGGGTTTGATATCTGGCTAGATCCCACCTGTAGGGTCGGTCATGAAAAAACCCTTGTCATCTGATCCAAAATCCTGTATAATATGCAGGTCTTTCGCCCTTGTAGCTCAGTGGTAGAGCAACGGTTTTGTAAACCGTTGGTCGCTGGTTCAAATCCAGTCAAGGGCTTCGGTACTTTATGTACCGATGGTGGAGTCAATCCCCTTAATGCCCGTGATGGAGACACGTAAAAAACCCTGGTCGGTGAAGGTTCCCCTTCAATCCCGAGTCTTGGAATGACTTAAATCTTACCCTGGTGCGGATGGGATAACTCCCGCCTAGTTTCCAGGTTCTAGTTAAAAACTTGGTGGTGGATAACCACAAAACCCCTTCCGTGTGGTTGGTTTCCTATTTTTCCAACTGAATACAAAATAGGTGGCGAGCCTAGCACAGGGGGTTGACAACCCCCACTCGTCGGTATGGCGGAATTGGTAGACGCGCTGGGTTTAGGTTCCAGTGTCTTTATGACGTGGAGGTTCAAGTCCTCTTACCGACATCGGGTATCCGAACACCCGAACAAATATAAATAAAATCTGTAATTTACTATACATTACTATGATGATTCGTTCGTTTATTGCCGCTGGTGTTGCTGCAGCTTCTATTGCTGCCCCCGCTATGGCACAAGTCACCAGTGTTTCGCAACTGCGTGATGTTCAACCTACTGAGTGGTCCTATCAGGCAATCTCCAACCTAATTTCTCGTTATGGTTGTGTTGCTGGTTATCCAAACGGTACTTTCCAGCCTGGTCAACCTGCCACTCGTGCCGAACTGGCTGCTCTGACTAACGCTTGTCTTGATCGTATTGCTGAGTTCCAAACTGCTGCAGATGCACAACTCGCTGCTGCTCTTCGTGCAGAATTTGCTAAGGAACTTTCTGCTACAAACACCCGTGTAACTGCTCTTGAAGTTGCTGCCGCTCAGAAAGCACAAGGCGTTGGTAACTATCTCGGTCTTGGTGTTCTTCTAAACAAGCAAGGTGTTAATGGTGGTGGTTATACCTCTGACCGCACCATCTCTGGTGCTACTCTTCAAGCACGTTATGCTGTAAAGAACTTCAGCAATCAGAATGCTGTTTCTCTCCGTCCTTACCTGAATGCAGTTGCTGGTCCTAACAGCAATATCGGTACTGCTGGTGGTGCTCTTGTTTCTTATGATTGGAGTATCTCCCGTGCTGCTTCTGGTGTAAGTCGTGCTAACATCTATACTGGTGTTGGTTATCAAGTTCCTTTCACCAATGATACTCAAGCAAACTACCAGTCTGCTGTAGGAAATCGTGGTCAAGTTGTTCTTGCTCTTGGTGTGGAAGGTCGCATCACCAACTCTCTCGTTGGTTTCGCTGATCTGAAGTTCCCTACCACCAATGCTGCTAACAGCTATGGTGCTTCTAACGGAACCTATTCGCCTGTGTTCACCACTGGTCTTGGTTTCAAGTTCTGATAATCTGTCAGAACTTCCTTACAAGAGGGGCTTGACAGTCCCTCTTTTTTCATATATACTATTGTAACAATTCGTAATAGACGAAATGACGGTAACAACTAATGATCGCGGTCAACAAAATATGTGGGCCAAAGAACCTACAATGTATTATGAAAACTATGGGATGTATTCCCCAAACGAAATCAAGGAGACCTATAATGGACGTTGGGCTATGGTCGGTATTATTGCTGGGTTCATTTCTTATGCTATCACTGGCAAGCTCTTCTTCGGTGTCTTCTGATGACTGAAGTAATTTTTACACTTACTAGTGTAACTTTCTTTGTGCTTCTTGCACATTCTGTAAATCAACTTTCTGAAACTTACTGAGGAGAAAAACTATGGACAAGATTTTTACTGAAAAAGCTGAGCGTCTGAATGGTCGTCTCGCCATGCTTGGTTTTGTTGCCGCTGTTGGTGCTTATCTCGCCACTGGTCAAGTCATTCCTGGTGTATGGTGAGCACTGGTGGTATGCTGGGGCAATTTGCTCTTGCCCTACAAGAATTAAACTGGGATCCTAATGATGAATTATCTGTTGAGATTGGTGGTGTTGCTGTAACAGGAACCGCCACTCACCCAGATGCAAATCCCAAATGGGCAAAACCATTCGGAACAGTTACGTATCAATCTGATGCGTTTATTGTAATTAAAAATAAATCAAGGAACCCTGTAGTTCCTTCACAACCTAACCCTGATTTGAAACAAAAACATGACCCGACAAACAATTCCTAATGTCTCATTTATTTTTCGTGAAAACGGTGAGTTTGTAACCCGCGATACTACCGAACTGTTTGAAGGTAAGCGTGTGGTTATCTTCTCCCTCCCTGGTGCATTTACTCCTACATGTTCTGCATACCAACTTCCTGGTTTTGAAGAAATGTATGAACAGTTTGATTCACTGGGTATTGATGCCATTTACTGCATCTCTGTGAACGATGCATTTGTAATGAATGCATGGGCACAAGATCAAGGTATTAAGAATGTTCAACTGATTCCAGATGGTAATGGTTCTTTCACTCGTCTGATGGGTATGGAAGTGACTAAACTGAATCTTGGTTTTGGTTCTCGTTCTTGGCGTTATGCTGCTGTAGTAGATAACGGAGAGATTGAATGGATGGTTGAAGAACCAGGCAAACGTGATGATGCAACTGATGATCCTTATGGTGAAACCACCCCAGAGAAAGTTCTGGAATATGTTAAATCCACTGTGCGAGAAGTCGCCACCGTCTGATAACCAACCTCCCTTCGGGGAGGTTTTTTTGTCCCGGCCCCTTGACACCAGATCAAGGGTGTGGTATTATAAATAAATGTTAAGGAATCAAAACATTCCTTAACAATACTTACTTCCCCAATTACTCGGAGTATTAACTATGACTGCAACTCTCGCTCAACAGCGAAGTGGCAACACTTGGGAACAATTCTGTGAGTGGATCACTTCAACCAACAATCGTCTTTATGTTGGTTGGTTCGGAACTCTAATGATTCCAACTCTACTCGCAGCTGCTATTTGTTTCATTGTTGCCTTTGTCGCTGCACCACCCGTTGACATTGACGGGATTCGTGAACCTGTTGCTGGTTCTCTAATGTATGGAAACAACATCATCTCTGGTGCTGTTGTTCCTTCGTCCAATGCTATTGGACTTCACTTCTATCCCATCTGGGAAGCTTCTTCACTTGATGAATGGCTCTACAATGGCGGACCTTACCAACTCGTGGTTTTCCACTTCCTCATTGGTGTCTTCTGCTACATGGGGCGCGAATGGGAACTTTCATACCGTCTTGGTATGCGTCCTTGGATTTGCGTTGCTTATTCTGCTCCCGTGGCTGCTGCGACTGCTGTGTTCCTTGTTTATCCCTTCGGTCAAGGTTCCTTCTCCGATGGAATGCCTCTTGGAATCTCGGGAACGTTTAACTACATGCTCGTCTTCCAAGCAGAACACAATATCCTTATGCATCCGTTCCATATGCTTGGCGTGGCTGGGGTATTTGGTGGCAGTCTCTTTAGTGCTATGCACGGAAGTCTGGTCACGTCTTCGCTCGTAAGGGAGACCACCGAGAATGAGTCCCAGAACTATGGTTACAAGTTCGGTCAAGAAGAAGAGACCTACAACATCGTTGCTGCTCATGGATACTTCGGTCGTCTCATCTTCCAGTATGCATCATTCAACAACTCTCGTTCACTGCACTTCTTCCTTGCTGCATGGCCTGTAGTTGGTATCTGGTTCACTGCTCTTGGTGTTTCCACGATGGCCTTCAACCTCAACGGTTTCAACTTCAACCAGTCCATCATTGACTCACAAGGTCGTGTACTCAACACTTGGGCTGATGTTCTGAACCGTGCTGGTCTTGGTATGGAAGTCATGCACGAGCGTAATGCTCACAACTTCCCTCTTGACCTTGCTGCTGCAGAGAACACTCCTGTTGCTCTCACCGCACCTGCAATCGGTTGAGTTTGATAAAATAAACTACAGGGGGATCTTCGGATCCCCCTTCTTTTTCGGAGGTTATATATGGTTTCATCTACACTTTCACAACCAATTACACAGAGAGGATGGTTTGATGTACTGGATGACTGGCTTAAGAGAGACCGTTTCGTTTTTGTTGGCTGGTCTGGACTTCTTCTTTTTCCCACAGCTTATCTTGCTCTTGGTGGTTGGCTTACTGGGACAACTTTCGTTACGAGTTGGTACACTCATGGCCTTGCATCCAGCTATCTTGAGGGTGCAAACTTTCTTACTGCGGCAGTTAGTACTCCAGCAGATTCTATGGGTCATTCTCTTCTTCTTCTCTGGGGCCCTGAGGCTCAGGGAGATATCGTCAGGTGGTTCCAACTTGGGGGACTCTGGCCTTTTGTGGCGCTCCATGGAGCCTTCGCTCTTATAGGTTTCATGTTGCGTCAGTTTGAGATTGCTCGCCTGGTGGGTATCCGTCCTTATAACGCAATCGCATTCTCTGGTCCTATCGCTGTATTCGTCAGCGTGTTCCTGATGTACCCTCTGGGTCAATCCAGTTGGTTCTTTGCACCATCCTTTGGAGTCGCAGCAATCTTCAGGTTCCTTCTGTTCCTTCAGGGTTTCCACAACTGGACTCTTAATCCTTTTCATATGATGGGAGTTGCTGGTATTCTAGGAGGAGCACTACTCTGTGCCATTCATGGCGCTACAGTTGAAAATACTCTTTACGAAGATGGTGAAAAAGCAAACACTTTCAAAGCCTTTGAACCAACACAAGAAGAAGAGACGTATTCTATGGTCACTGCTAATAGATATTGGTCTCAGATTTTTGGTATTGCTTTTAGTAACAAGCGTTGGCTTCATTTCTTTATGTTGTTTGTGCCTGTTATGGGTCTCTGGACCTCCAGTATCGGTATTATTGGTCTTGCCCTTAACCTTCGTGCTTATGACTTTGTTTCTCAGGAGATTCGTGCTGCGGAGGATCCTGAATTTGAAACTTTCTATACGAAGAATATCCTCCTTAATGAAGGTCTGCGTGCCTGGATGGCACCAGTAGATCAACCTCATGAGAACTTTGTGTTTCCAGAAGAGGTCTTACCGAGAGGTAATGCTCTATAAATCATTCAAGAGTCCTTCGGGACTCTTTTTTTGTGTCTATGAACTGTTAGGGAATCAAGATCTATATGTGGTTATATGCATCATTCTGCATCTGATATACATCACTCTGCATCTGATATACATCACTATGAATATACCCAGTATCGGGTACTTGTGATATAGCAAATATAGTGGTATACTCTGCCGCGAGACAGGGGGGTGGTGATTATTCCCTTCAGTCTTAGTGTCCCTTTACATTAAAAAAATATGAAACCACTTTCATATTATCAAAAGACTTCTGTTTCAATTCCAAAGAAAGACGATTACATGACAATCTACTATTACCGAAAGGGAGTAATGGTAGGGATGAAACGACAATTTGATGATGAATTCCAAGCACCTGAAAACTGTGTAGAGGAATATGTTTTAGATGAAGTTTCCTATAATGCTCATTTAAAACATTATCATGAAGAAAACAAAAGACTTCAAGATGAATTTCGTAGAGATCTCATTGACAAGTATAAAATAACAGGACATCCAAAAGCAGATAAAATTTTTAATAAAGCATGGGATATGGGATGTTCTGGTGGACTGCAAGAAGTGGAGTATTATTTCCTTGATTTGGTAGAACTTTTTATAGATGAAGAAACTAATGACTCCCCGAATCTTTTTGATGCCATGGTAAATTGATATGGACAAAAAACAAAAAGAAATCCACAGAACACTTCAAATATTATTGTGGATATGGTTTGGAACAATTACTTCTTTTGTTTCTGTAAATGTAGTAAACATCGCAAGACTTCAAACAGAAATGAAACATCACAATGAGATGATGATCAAACAAAAATTTCCATGTACATCTATTAATTTTTAAAAATTATGTCATTAACTATTGAACAAATTGAAGAACAAATTGCAAATCTTCAACAAACTTTAGAGCAACTAAAAAATCCTAAACTGCAAGTTGCTCGTAACTTCTCTGGACAATACTTTACACCGTATAAAGGTATTCTCTATAGAAGAATGGAATCGGAAGGAGTTCCTATTTGGGAATCCTATCTTGATATTAAAAAAGAATGGGTTCTTGTTGATACAAAACAATCAAAAGAACTTGAGAAAACTTATTTCCAAGACTGTGTAGAAGAACTAGAAGAAAACTGAATAAAAAGAAAGAGTGGTCTAGTGCCACTCTTTTTTATTATGGTAGAATCAGGCGAGATTGTTCTTGAGGTTCTTCTGGTTCTGGTGACATTACTTGAAAAACATCAGCATCTTGAATCACATCAGTCATATCCCCAAAGTTATTAATACTTTGGTCTATGTCTGATACTTGACTATCAACTATATTCTGTTGATAATTGTAGTATGGGTTGTAGTACCTTCTATAATAATAAGGATCTAAACTGTAGTATCTCCTGTAGTATGGATATGGCTGATAACGGTAATACATTTTGAATCTCCTACTTAGTAAGGATAGAAAGGATAATATGAGTAATAAGGGCAATATCTATCATAATAAGGATGACACCCATAGCGGTAATAGTCATAGTAGTCATAATATCTCCTATGATAATATGGGTAGTAGTGCCTCGTATAATACATTTGATTCTCCTAATTGGTTGGGTATATCAAAAGTCCAAATGTCGTATCCTTCCTGATTAATGTAATCAAAAGGAATCCAACAGTAACCGTTGTTTCCCCAAGTAGGACCAAAACTATTCTTTGCTAAAAACAGTCTTTCCTTTAAATTATATCCGACCATACACATCCCATGTCCTCCAAGACTTTTCTCTTTTCTGGAAGGGAAACTTACAGTAGAAATACGATCATTTAGTTCCATAAAACTTTCGTAAATTTCCATACCAAATACAACTGGTTTGTTGTTATTCAAAACTTGAGTGATATAATAAGTGCTAATTAATTTTTCATACTTAATGATTTTTCTTTTCTTAGCATCCTCATAGCATTCATCAGATGGTGTATCATTAAATTTTTCTTGATCATATGGCCATAATAATTCAGAACACACTCCATACTTTGATAATGATTTAAGACCATCTCTTAAAAACATTCCAGTATCTTTTTCAATATCACCATGTTCAAGCCGGGTGTTATAATAGATAAACAGTCTACTGAGATGAGTAAAATGTTCTGGGTAGTTGCGTTTCACGCACAGTTCGTATGCATTTGTGAGCGCATTTGCAGCACAACTGCCCAGATCATATTGTGATTCAACTATTGTATCCCACTCACGAAGATCTACAGATTCCCTGAGAACTTCTGTGCTGTCACTTCTATAAATGTGATCTCTTATGTCAGGTAGAGATGGTTTAATATTAAAGTTCATAGTTTTGTTGAGATAATATACCAATCAAGTCCACGACAAATCAAGTTGACTGCTCCATATGGTGTGGTGATAATGTAATCACCTTCACCATCAATCAAAGCAGCGTTTGATGTAGTGACTGTAATTTTTCTGTTGCCCAATGGTGGACCCATTTCTGCTTTCACGATAATCTCACAACAGTCGGTGCAGTCTTCAGGTAATGTAATAGTAACAGGTCCGTCACTATTGACACCGATGTAGTAATCATCGCAAGTAGCAGTATAATCTTCAGAAACCAGGATGCTTTTGCACCTGCAGGTGCATTCTCCTGGTTCTCCTGGTGGGCCCTGCGGCCCTGGTGGCCCTTGTTCTCCTGGAGGTCCAGGCGGTCCTGGGGGACACTCATCTGGGCACTCGCCACCGTCTATGACGATGTTGATGTTATCGTTTCCACCAGCACGGGCATTCAGCATCTGTGTAATTTCGGCACGAACAGACTGAATGTTTTCCATTAGATTCGGGTCATTACTTCTCTGATACTGTGCGAGAAGATTATATAAATCAATGAGTCTTCTTTCTGCTGAGTCCATAGTTATTCTCCTCTAAAAGGGGGAGTCATCTCCCCCTTAATAACTACTGAACTAAATCAGCGTACAGCGTTGCTGGTTGAAGACTGACCTACACCAGCCATGGTTCCGAAGTTAACCATGCCCTGACGGGTCTCAGCAATCTGACTGTTAAGTGAGTTTAACTGAGAGTTAACTTGTGAAGATAGTGCAGCGAATTGGCTGTTGAACAGACCATCTCTAACACCCCAATAATCTCCACGGAGGCTATTGATATCAGTGTTGCGCTCAATGAGAAGTCTATTGAGTTCATCATTCTTGAGTGAATTGATGAGATCACGAGTCTTCTCATTCTCATAAGCAACCTGCTTGCTGAGGTCATACTTGCTCTCAGCAATTTCCTTGCTGATCTGTGATTGTCCGAGTGCTACAGCAGCACCAAGTCTTGCTGACTCAAGAGCCTGAGCAGTAGCAGTCTTCTCGGTAGCAAGAAGAATCTCTGTGCTGAGTTTCTGAGCTGCAAGGTCTTGAGATGCTCTGAGAGCAGCAAGGTCACGAGAGTTATCAAAATCTCTTGCTTGAGAAGCAATATAGAAGTCAGCAGCTCTTTGCTGAATCTTATCAGCAGCTTCATCTACCTTGACTGAAGTATTAAAACCAGTGGTTAGAATGTCACGGTTGGTTGATTCGGAATGTTCAGCGATAGCATACTTGATTTCGCCTTGACCAACAGCGTTAGCATAACGGTTGTCAGCGGCACGAGTAGCAACGTCGTAACGAATCTCGCCACGCTCTACAGAACCTTCTCTACGAATGTCTGAATGCTGTCCTGCGAGCATTGACCATGGATCTGGAACATAAACTTGATCTGCCATTTGTTTTCTCCTTAAGGAAAAGAATGTTGTTTGGAGAGGAGAAAACGATCCAATCCGTCCCTGACATAATGCCAGACGAATCGGTGCCACAGACGACACGAGTGAATCGTCTGGGATTATTACTATTTCAAATTGAATCGTAATTCAATTAGAGTTGAAGCATTAATGAAAGAGCCATTACTGGAATCTTTTAGTAATACATCTTGATCTCTAACTGAAGGATTTCTCCTCCACGTTTATTTATAAAAATAAATACTGTTAAATTTAAAACATTATGATCAACGACGATACCCCATACAAACTTGTTGAAATTATCAGGGATACTTGGCCTCAACTATTCACCTTGCAAAAACCAAAGACTCCTGGTATAATAGATGACCACTCGCATGAACAAACCGATGGAAGAACAAGTAATTGATGTGCAATCAGAGACTGTTGAAGAGGAAGTTAGAAAAGTAGATCTTCCCGTGACTGTTTCCGAATCTCAACCAGTAAAGACTAGAGAAGAAAGAGAACTAGAACAGGAAAGATTTGAAGCAATTAAAAAATTAATCAAACAAAAACGTAAATACTATAAGAGTAACCTATTCCAAATTCGCAAAATGGATCCCAATAAATAATATACAATTTTACTCTTGACTAGATGAAACATATTGTGTTTACTCTATATGGTTGTCAGGCTTCCCTACTAGATGACGAAGATTATATTCGTAAGATACTTTGGGAAGCGACACACCATATGGGGGCCACGTTTTTAAAAACGACTACTCATAAATTTGATCCACAGGGAGTCACTGCAGTAACACTACTTGCAGAATCTCATATTTCAATTCACACTTGGCCTGAAAAAGGAACCGCAGTGTGTGATATCTTTACCTGTGGTAAACCAAATCCAAGAAAAGGAGCAATCTATCTTGGTAGAAAATTACATGCACAAGATTTTACAGCACAAAGTATAGACCGATCGTTTGAGATTAGAGATGAAATTTACAGTTTATTCTAAAAACAATTGCCCATATTGCAGTAAAGTAAAACAAGTTCTTGAACTTATAGAAGCTGATTATGTTGTGTATGATTTAGATGATCATTTCACTAAAGAAGAATTTTATTCTGAGTTTGGTAGGGGATCCACGTTCCCTCAAGTAATAGTTAATGATGAACACATTGGAGGTTGTACAGATACTATTAAATACTTGAAGGAGAACAACCTAGTATGAAAAAAGTAAATGAGATTTGCTACTTTGTAGAAACTCTCGTTGATGAATATGCACTTAGTAAGAGAAAACCTAAAGCAAGTTTTTTCAAATATCTTCAATCTGAGAATGTTGATAGGAAAACTATCAATGAATTCCTAACAGTCGGAATTGAAAACATTGAGAATCAGATTGTTGAGATTGATGGTGCTTTGAGTGGTGAAGACCTAATTCTAAAAGAAGCTTATTCTAGTTTTAGAAAACCAGAACTTAGAGAATTCAAACAGATGTTGACGGATATCATTCAGGATGCATCCAAGTACAAGGAATCTAAGAAGGTTGCCAGGAAACCACGCCCACAGACCCCAGAGAAAATTGTCAAGGGCTTGAATCTTCTGGATACCTGTGTTACAATAGACGGGAAAGAATACGTCCCCTGCTCAAAGACTGAGATTGTAGGATCTAAGCACATCATTTTCTACAATGTCAAGACTGAAGAGGTAACAGTTTTTAGTGGTAAGAATCTATCCTGTAAAGGATCTAGGATTATCAACTATGATTCTTCTAGTGGAACAAAGAAACTTAAAAAGATTTCTGACTCTCTAGATTCATTGATTGATTCAAATCAATTTACCATTGAAAATATTTTCACATCCCTTCCAAACAAACTCAAGTCACCACCAAAAATTATTTCCACCAATTTTATTTTGTTGAAGGTTATTAGATGACACAAATACCATCTAAGTATCTAAATAATAATGTAAAAGCAATGATAAGTGGAGGAAGTTCTGTAGGCGTTCCGCCGGAAACAAAACCATATGTCCTCCACCTTTTTCGTGTATTTTCTTTCCTTAGAAAAAGATACAAAGTGGAGGTATTAGTATCAACGGAAGATTAGTACACTCGGAGAAAAACCAATGACAGAATTATCATCAGTAGTTTCAATTTTGTTCTTTAGTTTTTTATTCTGTCTCGGAAGTCTGGTGATGGGTCTGGTGATTGGGTGGTTTGCTAATGAGTATTTCAA